CTCGGCCGTTTCTGCCTGGGCGGCACGCTGGCACATCCGGCAATTTCAGTTTGTGGGCGGTGCGCCGGTCACGGTTTACCGCGAGCTGCGCCGCATGGCAGACAGCGAAACCGCGCACGGCCTGAGCGTTGAGTTTGCGGCCGCGCATGACGCCGCCGACGCAGGAGACTGGGCCGGATACGTTAACGCGCAGGGTGGCCCGTTCGTGCGCCGCGACGAGCTGGCTGTGCGCACCTGGTATCAGGCAAGCGAAGAGATAAATGAGTACGGAGAGGAAACCGTGCGTATTAAGGGTGTTTACGCAACTGAAGTTGGCGACGATACGCCAATTTTAACCCGTCTGATGCAATGGAAGATTGTCCCAAAACGTGCCGTTGATTTGGGTTTTGAATTTAAGGACGCGCCTGCGTCCTCTCGGAGTTCTGTCAATAACTGTACGGAGCCAACAGATTCTAAAGCTGCTATCGATTTCTCTAAGCCCCCTACTCGCGCCGTGCGCAGAAGGATTATTAAGCGATTAAGAGAAAAGCCAGCACAAGAGCAACCTGAGCCGGACAAATATCACTATGAACTGAGTCATTACGCAGAACGGGAGGCTTTGAAAAAGAGTTTCTTTGAGATCTCAAGGTTGACACTGTCCGACGGTGAAGCTGTCCGCATGATGAAAGGTCACAAAATCAAAGTTGGTGAGCTTTCTTACTGGAGCGGTACAAGCGGGTATCTCTTCCATAGACGTCGCAAAAATGCCGCCCCATTAAAGCGCTTCAATGCACTAGCGAGAAAAAGAGGCATACAGTTGCCTGATTAATAAAACGGCAGTCGGACTAATCTGAGCCGCACGATTGTTTACGATTTTAGTTCATCATGATACTGTTTATACATACAGTATATTTTGACTAGAAGGAGTTAATCATTTGATGAACATAGATAATCTAAGTGAAACAGTTGCCCGCATTCAATTCATTGCTGACGTATCGCTGATCGCACATTGCAAAGAAGACGAATTAAAAATGGCACTATCGATGATCAGTGACATGGCAGGGACAATCGACACAGCTATTTTCGAAGCCGCTATTTACTGTCAGGCAGAATGATTGATTGCCCCTTCCATACCGTTCACTAGCCACCTTTCAGGTGGCTTTTTGCTTCTGCATCAAAGTGCATATGCTTGCATGAATCCGCATGATCCAAATTGGATCGCTATACGTTTGTAAGGCCAGAGCTGGCACGCTCAGAGGTGGTACATGCACATGCATGAAAAGCGATGCATAAAGCGGGCAGGCGTGGCGGGGATAGCATTGCGCGAGAACACATGTAAATCAAAAAATAAATTGAGTTTTTCTTAAAAATTATTTAATTTGACCCACCTCCTTTTCAACTAAAAATAACAAAATGATATTAAGAGAAAAAAAACGTTTTCTTCCCTTAAACCAAATCCCAGTTTCTCTATGGGATGTTAAGGAGGAGACTCTAAAATTGCCCGGAGAGTTAATTTCAAGCTGGGTTCAATTACTTGATAGTGAAAACCTACGAGAGATGGCTTTAAATGATAGTGTTAGTAATAGTACAGGTGGGCAGGATAAATGCGAAACCGACACGCATCTAGCCAATAAATACACTGGCTCATGTGCCAGAACAATTCTTTCTATTATTGATCCACTAGATAAAGCTAAACTTGCATCAGATACATATATATCCATATTTTCTGGCGGAGACGTTTTCTTATTAGATATTCCTGCAGGAGCTGGTTCTGGAAGCGTATCTATATTATCAACACTATATGAATTAAGAAGTAAAAATATCCTCCCCAGATATCCACTTAACTTGAAAATACTAGCTGGCGAAATTTCGCCATCAGCAAGAGATTATTTTTCTAGGCAAATTGAAGGATTAAAACCACTATTAGCGACTCAAGCAATAATTGTGGAGTATGAGATAACAGATTGGGATGCAGTTAATCTTCAAAATAACTTAGATTTTGTTGTCAAGATGTATGAGAAAGGAAAAGGGATTCCGTGCAAACTGATTTTAATAACTAACTTTTCCGGTTTTTTAGGAAGCGAACAAAACTGGGATTCAGCAAAAAATAGCTTCGAATCAATTTTCCATGTTAACAAAGATGATAATAGTCATGTCATATGGATTGAACCACAAATCAGTAAGGCAAGAAAAATTGTCGGAAAAATAGCAAAGTGGTTCTTCACAAAGTTCCCTTTCTTTATTCAAGAAAACAAAATTGAGGATGACCTACATTGTGAAACTGAGATTAACTGCTCGCATCCACTTAAGGATGTTAAGTTCAAAACAAGAATGAAAATTATGTGTTTTAGACTAACTCAAAGGAATGATCAATGAAGACCACTCTAGCCGTCAAAGCATTATCTGCATATCGTAAAAGAGATATCATCCCTTACTTAGCTTTAAGGTATTATCTTGAAGCACCGACGTCCAAAACAGATTATTGGATAAGTAACATTTGTACACGACTTGCTAACAACACAAAAAAAAACTATATAAATGTTAAACACTTTAAAGAAACCGTTGGCGATGAATACATTTTTCGTGACATATTTTACCCTTCACCTAACGAAGCATTGGCCGAAACTTTCCTAATAACTGAGATTAGCAAAGTATCAAAAATGCACCCTGAGAACTATGTCTACAGTTACATGCTTGAGGACGCCACATCAAAAAATGGTGTTTTCATTAATTATTTCGATGGATTAATTAGAAGACAAAAAGATATAGCTTTAGCATGTAATTCAAATATTGGTAAGAAACTTTCATATAGTGATATTAAAAAGTTTTATCCTAGCATTTCCTTAGAAGATGCTAAATCCACATGGGAAGAACACACTACCAAAAACAATATTGACAGGAAGTACATTGACCTCGGGTTGGTTTTATTAGAAAACCAAATTACAGCTTCGACATTTTTTCATGACAACCAAAAGCTTCTTGTCGGCCCGTCATTCAGCCATGTTATCGCAAATCTAATATTAAAAGACATTGATATCAAAATGCATGATATAACAGATGGTCATTACTACCGTTACGTTGATGACATTATAATGATAGGTGATGAGAAAGAAATTGAATCTTGGAGAAGCATTCTAAGAGAAACCCTGCTTGAAAAGAAGTTAGAACTACACGACAAAACCAAAGATTTTGTGATATCTACCAACGAATGGCTTTCAGGTGAACACGACTTTTCAGATAATCTAAGCCGAGGCTGGGGCTATTTAATTGGTGATATTAAGAAATATTTATTACTCAATCCTGAAAAGACAGACTCTTTACAATCAGAGTTTAAAGAAAATGGAATTAGGATACCTGTTTTAGACTACTCAAATTCCATTCGTAATAAAAGTTACATTGAGAGATTCATTAGCAATTACAACTTTAAAAAGTGGTTTCGGCGAAAGTCAAAATCCTTATCGATTGAATCCATATTATTATCAGCTAAGAAATGCAAGAATAGCTTATTGAGGGTTTTGGATGAAGAAGATGCATTATTTAATTCAGCTGAGTCTGATTATGAGAAAAAAAGAAGAGTCCCTAAGATAAGATATACAGCTGGAAGACTATTATACTTGCTCAACAAAGAAGAGTTAAATGTTTTGTTGAGTAAAACGATAAAATATCCAGAGCTGTATCTGCTTAATGCAATCGCAAAGAGCTTAATTAGTAGAGATGTTACTCAGATTATTCAGATGGGTCTTAATACCACACAGGCAGCTGCGCAACTACTTGTTGCTGATGGAAATGAGGTGACATTTGATATATCAAAACTTGAAGATAGCGATCCTAGCGTAGTAGAACAATCACTATCTATTTTAGGATTATATAAAATGAATTTCCCTAACACTGAGTTTGGTGGGAACTTCATAAAACTACTTTCTGGCGATGAGAATGACATTACCGAAATGATGAGCTCTAAGAATGACTTTATCAAAGAGTTTGCTTGTCTGCATGGCATTTCCCATCCAGACCACCTAAAAGTCTTACAATCAGGGTTCGATGAGGATGAAGATATTGTGCTCGATCTTCTAGATCAAATACAACCATCGAGCACATAAAAATTAAAGGTCGTAATTTTTAAACTTGACTACATCTATTCCAACCCACTCGTTCATATCTGAGATTCTATTTTGTAAGGAATGGAGTTCATTCCTTACAAAAACTTTTGCCGCTTTTTCCACATCTCCAAATCCTCCACTGTTTTCAGGTAAAATACCCATCATCTGCGGCGGCACGCGGTGCGCGCTTAACAGGTCGTCGCGGCTGGCCTTCTTGATGTTAAAGAAATCGTCTTTCGTCGCCACTTCACTAAGCGGCAGGATCTTAATGCCGTCCGGCTTGCCGTTCGGCGCGTACATGAACAGGTTACGGAAGTTACCCAGCCCTTTTGTATCGCGCATCGCCTGGCGCATCCGGTCAACGTCGCTGCTGCTCTGCGCCGCGTCAGTCATGTAGAGGATATAACCGGCGTGTGCGCCGTTCTGATAATACTTGCGGCGGAACAGCGTCGCCGCCTCATTCAGCCAGGCGGAGTTAAGCGCGCTGAGGTATTCCGGCAGGCCGTAAAGCTCCTGATTGATATCCGGCTCCAGCAGGTGAAACACGCTGCCGGCCGAAAATTCATGCGGCTCTTTCCAGTCATTCACAAACCAGTAAACGCCATCCTTCACGCCCCTGCGGGTGAATTTGGCCGGGGTGGTTTCAAGGCGCAGCGGCTTACCCAGGCTGTTACGGCGCAGCTCGGCAAAGGCGTTACCGAAGACCAGATAATCAAGCGCAAACTTGCTGAATTCCTGCTGACTGAGCATTGGGTGCGGAATGAAGGTCGAAGCCAGAATGTTGCGCTTTACGTAAATCGGCGAGCTGTGATGCACGGCCGAGCGCAGGCTCTTAGCCAGCCCGCTGAAACTGACCGGCGGCTCAAACCAGCGCCCGTTACCGATGCACTCGGCGTAATCCAGAATGTCGCGCTTATCCATGACAGGCGTCGGATCGCCAAAGGTAAACGCTTCGGCGTGCTGCTGCGGTGCGGTTGCCTGTACCGGCTGTGTGGTGGTGTGAGCCTTGCGGCCTCTGCGTTTGCTCATCAGTAAAATTCCAGAATAGAGGGGTTAGCGCCGCCGCTGGCTGCGGTAAGCGGTTCGTTTAACAGTGCGTGCATGATGGCCCAGGCAACGTCTGCATGGCTGGCTTCTTCGCTGCGGCTCGCTTCATAGGTTGAGCGGTTGCCGCTGGCCGTCATGGTTTTGCGGATAGCCATAAACGACTGCGTGATATCTGTCGCCCCGGCGTCATACTCAAGCCGCCCGCTGCTGATAGTGTCTTTTGCCTTCAGTACCATCGCCGTTTTGACTTCGGGTGAGTATTTGATTTCGCGCGCGGCCGGATAAAACTGGCGTACCAGCTGGAAAACACCCTGGCCGATGCCGGTTGCATCCACGCCGATATATTCCACGGTGTATTTTTTCGTTAAGTTCTCGATAGATTTCGCCTGCGCGGCAAAGTCCATGCCCCGCCACTGGTGACGCTCCAGCACGCGGAACTTTCCGCCCGCAACGAGCGGCGGCGCGATAACCGCACAGCCTGCGCTGTCGCCGGTATGCGACGGGTCATAGCCAATCCAGACCGGCCGGTATGCAAACGGGCGCGGCAGGTACGGGTTAAAGTCTTCCCACTCTTCTAGGCTGTCGATCATGCAGCTTTGCAGCTCGGCGAACGGGAACACGCTCGCCTCATCATCGACAAACTCACACATCAGCAGGTTCTGATATTCCGCCGGGCTGTACTCAAGCTGCAGCTGGTCAATGTCGAACAGGTTACAGCCGCCGGTCAGCGCATCCTCAACCGTGACAATCTGCCGCCACTGTCCGTCACCGCACAGCGCGCCTTTCGCCAGGTGAGAATGCGACAGGTCTATCTCGATGCGGTCATCTTTGCTGCGACGCCCCTTGTTAAACAGCTCGCCTGACCAGAACGGATAAGCACTGTGCGACAGGGCCGACGGCGTGGAAAAGTACGTTGTGCGCCATTTTTTGTGCAGCGACATGCCGCTGGCGACCTTGCGCAGCTCCTGGAATTTCGGGATCCAGAAATATTCGTCCAGGTACAGGTTGCCGGTGTAGCTCTGCGCGGTACGCACGTTGGTGCCGAGGAATATCAGGCGCGCCCCGTTCGGCAGCACGATGGGATCGCCTTTCAGGTCAACATCAGCCTGGCGGGCAAAGTCGATGATGTAGTTTTTAAAGACGTGCGCCTGCGCCTTGCTGGCCGAAAGAAATATCTGGTTGCGCCCGGTGGTCAGCGCGTCGATCAGCGCCTCGCGGGCAAAGTAAAACGTTGCGCCAATCTGACGTGACTTCAGGATATTGCGGATGCGGTGAGTCAGCCCGGCTTTATGCCAGTTGAGCTGATACTCAAAGCAGTTATCCATAAACACGCCGGTCAGCTTGTCTGTCTGTTCCTCGCTGAATTCATTTTTAACAACCGGCTGGCGCTCGCCTTTGTTGCGATTGCGCACGTTAGGGTTTAAGTCGGCCTCGTTGCCGCTGCTGCGGTAGCGCTCAACGCGGGCAAGGCGCTCAATCTGACGGCCGAGCGCGTCTATCTCTTTGTAATCACCATTCCCCTTTACCTCTT